GTTGTACATGACAAAATCAAAGATCTTCGTTCCAAAAGAAGATAAGTCGCTTGCAATCGCGCGACTACATTCCTCCTAATTCTTTCGGGTTCAGGTCCCTACCGGAAAAACTTTTGGAGATGAAGACATATATGTTTCGTTGTTAAATCAACCTGCATTGACGTCTAGGAGGTAAAAGGTAACCTTATTGTTAGCGTAGCTTTTATGCCGTACGATACCCTCCATTCACACCTTCCTCAACACGCTAAAACTGTGTTACCCCAAGGTGTTCGACATCCGCAGATCTCTTTGAGACTACGAAGCACATACTTTTTGATCTTATCAAGTTATGTGAATGCGGTTTACTCCGCGCCAGTACCTGACTGGTAACTACATCCTGACCATGGATGTCAACGGTGTCATTCTGGTAATGACACACTCAAATCCACGAATTTGCTCTAATTCCAAGTCTCGATCTGAGATTGGTTCGGGTAGAACTTGTTTCCTTGCCCTGCAATAAATTCGTTGGTTGTGATTCAATGCTTTGATTCCAGCTGCTTCCGGTTTTAAAATCTTTTTAAATATCTGGGAAAGCTCCTTGCTGAATAGCATAGAAATAACATAATTCTTATAAGACGCTGAGTGTTCTTGCTCAACATCAAGGTAATGTCCTTGATATTCGACTTGTTTACAGTAAACTGTGTCGATGTCTTTAATTGTTTTGTTAAATTCTTGATGTAACAACCACTCTGGATCTTCAGAACATTTAACTGGTCTCAAAGCCTTGTAATTAAGCTTAATATATTGACCAAGTTTTCTGTCGTGTTCGGTGAGTTCTCCATCGTTTGGAAAACCAAGACCACCTAACCATTCTGGAAGATACCAGGGGAGATTTTTAATTTCCTTTAATTTGTTCATATTGTAGTAAATGAATTGTTTCTTCAATACTGGCCACATTTCGGACGGACAAGAGTTCTTTAGATCTCTGAGATAGGTTCCCATCTTATAGACTGGTATACCATTCTCTCTGTCTTCCTTACTTGAGGTCTTCTTTATTCCTTTAAGAAGTCCATAATTAATGTAAGGAGAATAGATCCACTTGTCGTTTCGCCATCTATAAACTCTAGAATTCACAGTGCACATTGTCTGTGAAAAATAGGTTTTTCCGATGGAAGATTCAAGTCCAATATAACCTGCAATTTTCTCCCAAATCGTCCGGATTCGACCAATTCTTCCATAGAATAAACAGTCGTCCCCATTGATGCGGAGTTTAATTAAAGGAATACCCATCCGTTCCGATTCCCGTTCTGTGATGGCATAGATTCTTCGCTCTGAAGTTTCCATAGCCATGCGGCACACAAGTGCATTCGCTAAACATAAGAATATAAAGGATACGGTACTTCCCATCAACTGACCTCGTGTTTGCTTACCCTTAAGAAATCTGTATTTCTTTTTAGGTTCGCCTTTCATTTGGCATCGTCCATCCGGGAATTCTCTATCAACTTTGTAACAATCGTTGTAGTCGAGATATTCTTCCGTGATTTGGAGCATATGTCCGGTCATGTTCTTTTTGATGATTTTTTCATAATTTAGAACAAAATTTGATGGAAAGTTTGGGTTATTTACGTCCCATTCCTCGTCAATTAAGTCAAACATTTCACGTATTAATAGATTTGAAATCCAAGAATGTAAATTGTCGGTTGCAGCTTTGTAATCGCCTGATACAACTTCGAATTCTGATCCTTTAAGATCGTCTAAAATGTTGTTGATGATCTCATCATCGACGGGTTTTCCAATGAGCTCAAAACAAGGAATCTTTCTCAAGATCTTGTGAGACCATTTTTGAAAGAAAGAACATAAGGTCTGTACCCGAGGGTCTGCCTTTGAAATAATTCTTGCTTTCAGCCTCTCGCGGAGGCCCATTGGAATTGCAATGTTTTCGCATTTGACGGCTTCATTATACCACTTAAATATCATGATTTGATATCTTGATAAAAAGTCGGTTGAATCCACAATCTTTGCTTTTGCCATTGTAGGGACTTCTAAGGAAGCATCAAAAAGCTTCCGAAGAGTAAGATCTTCATCTTCTCCCAACTGCCCGTAGTGTTTGGAAAATTCCTCTCTGAAATTGAGGAAGGTAATTCCTTCATCTAACACTTCCTCTGTCTTGAAGACTGGAGGTCGGGGTACAGAAAAGAATGGATGTCCTTGGATGTCCATTATTCTGTCAGTTTGGTTGACAACATCTTCGTAGGTGTAGGGTCTCCTTTCGGATCCTTTCTTACCTGCCCAAACTTCTGTTCCTCGAAAATCGGAATAGAATGAACCTACACTACCCATGAGGGCTGTGTTATTCATATAGTTGGCGGATGTTGACAAAAAGAAGGGTTTATCGAACTCTTTTCTCAATCCCTTTGTTTTTCCTTGAAAAACTTCACGGATGAGGCGACGAGCTTCCAATTGGAAATTCTCTACGCGAATTCGTACCTGTTCTCGGTTAACTTGGGACACACTATGATCAACTCTGGTGTAATTAAATCTTCCTGAAAGAAAGACTTTATCACGTCTTGATTCGGTGCCTTTTTCGGTTAAAGCCGGAACATCGATGATTAGATCTTGATAATCTTGAGGGAATCTCTTCTGATTTGGATCAGTGAGAAACTTAAACGTTTTCATTTCTGCTTCAGTAACATACTTGTCTGAAACGTCAGGTGAGCTTTTCTTTAACCCGTTCAAAACGGTGTTTCGGAAAGTTTCCTTTCGGTATTCGGAAAGTTGTTCATAAAAGTTATGATACGTTCCACCCATGAGAAGGTGAGGCTGGAAAAAGCTATCTTGAAGAAATGCTTGATCCCCGACCCAAGGTTTTGGAGGAATGTCCTGATGCTCATGAAATGCAAAGAAGCTAGCAAGCTTCCATTTCAAAAGAGCGATCCAAGAGTCATCTCCAAACTCCCTCATGTATTTGATAAGAGACCTTACGGTTTTATCATAAATATGGCATGACATCCGGACCCTTTGGAGGTCCTTCTCGTTTGTTATGTTTTGTCTTTTATCAAGCCATTTTTGAGATCTCTCTCGATACTGAAATCCATATTCTCGGAATATATCAGTGAGAGTGGTCATGATCTCAATTACCTTAACGGGTATGGTCTGATCTTTTAACTGGAACTCCGCCATCAAGGCGTTGGGTTCGAGGCACATTCTTTTTTTGTACAAGAATGAGAGATCTTTCCTACCGTGTGAACTTAGGTTCACATCCATTTCTGGACAACCATCACTTTCTTTGATCGTAGTGGTAGTAGACATAATTTCAAGTTGGTAAAAC